TTGCCTATGTAGGACTTGCGTTCACCATCTAGGATAACATCCATCTGGTATACAAATCCTACAGCACCATCAGGAATCATATCCTCGGTGAATTCTTTATGCTGGTAGATCCAACTCATTTCTTTAATGCTTCTTTTAATAAGGGGTGTAACACTTTTCTTGTTTCGTCAATCCCATGTTTAACTACGGAATCACTAAGATCTTTTTCCATTGGTAATACTACTGCTGGTAGGTTATAAATTTCTTTATACCTTTCCATTGCTGCTATACCTGCAGGATCATAATCAAACAATGTGCATATAGACTTGTACTTGGTTTTATAAACAGTGATTGCCGCAGAAGAGATAATGCTATTTTCACTATCTGGTGCAACAACCTCTACATTATAACCAAACTTGGTAAGACACATCATATCTTTTAAAGAGCTACATATTACGAGATTAGGTGTTTCAAACTTTAGTTGATCAGAACCTTGCACATAATTACTAACTTTTATAAATTTATGATCTTTAGACTTTGGTTGATAAACTTTATAAATTTGACCATCACTTCTAAAGTAACCATATAGATATTGATAATCTATTTTGATAATTCTATCCTGACCTTCCTTATTCATAGTATAATACTCTAAGGGGTGAACATTGAAATTATGTAGGGTGGATGAGTCAACGCCATACTGGGACCAGTATTTAGCATCTAGGCTATTCCAAGATCTTATCTTATTACCCGTTACTCTATAGCGATTAGATTCTTCAAGTTCTCTATTATCAGCACCTGAGCTATTCAGGTAAAGTGTATAATCTTCTAACATCTTGTTAGCAGCTGCAGCAGGGGTTATGTTAAACATTAGCTTAACCAACTCTAATGCATTACCACCTTTATCTGTAGAGAAATCTTTAAAGTGATATCTATTATCTTTTACATACAAGCAGAAACTAGGATTCTTCTCGTTTGCATTAAACGGCGAAGTTATTTTTTCATCTTGTCCTGTAAGCTTTACAGTTAAATTACAATAATATTCAAACGCCCAATAAGAGGGAACATCCCGCGAGGACGTGACAATTTTTTTAGTACTAATCATTGTAAATGTGTTAGAATAAAAAGGGGAAGCGGTTAAACTTCCCCTAGATATTCAATTAAACTTATAGTTCAAAGTCACTCTTGAAAGGAGACTCACTAGGAGCAACATCCCCAAAAGAAGCAACAACTTCTACTTTCTTCTTTCTCACATGTACTTCTGGGTCAAAAGGTAAAACCTTACTGCTAGCATCAGCTATATCAGCAGACTCAAATGGCACATTTCCTTTAACATACTTTGGTAAGAATAGGTCAAAGTTGGTATAACCATCTTTGTTTACATACTCTTTACCACCAACACACAAACGCAATTGCTTAGCAGCAAATGGTTTATCATTGTTCAATGCTTCAAACAAAGACTCAATAGTTTTGTGCATGTTGTCTTGCGACTCTAGCCATGCAAGAGATCCAGTTTCTTTACAGAAGTTCTGCATGAATCTTAATAACTCTTTATCGCGACTAATTTGGATACCGGTTTTAGTGATACCTTCAGCGTAAGGATACTCGCTTGCACGAACCTTGCCTACTTGGCCTTTGTGACGACCTTTACTTTGGTCATCTTTATCAATCCAAAATCCTTCAAACTCTTCTCCCATGTTTGGGCCTTCAAGGTTTAACACAACGTCATAACCGCCTTCTTTGAATTTAGCTGGTTCTAACTTAACACTCAACACGTCACATGTAATGTTACCTGGTTGAATAATTTTTGGTGTTGACGATGCGCCATTACCACCTGTGATGTTTTTAGTACTAATCATTTTTTACTTAATTTAATCGATGTAAATTTTATCCCAATTTGTTTTTATTGTATTATCATCATTGAGCTCAGATAATACTATTTCTTCGTTTCTCAAATGCTCTTGTCTTGCACCGCATGCAACTTCATCAGAAGTTTTAAAGCTAACAATGTTCTTGTTACCCTTGCGATACAAATAGCCAATAGCATCTGAATTTGATGTTGTGATACGCTTAAGCTTACCAGTCAAGTCTAGATCTAGTGAACTAAACTCTGAGCCATTCTTCTCAAGCATTGTATCTTTTACGTGACCTAACAATATAACCCGCGGCGCCCAAGCTTTAATGTACTCGACAACCTTGGTGAATGCTTCCCTTAACCAGGCATAACCTGCACCATTAGGCATATTTAAAATAGTTCCGTATTGAGCTTTACCACTGGTAAACCAAGCTTTGCCCATAGAAGATTTTGAATATAGTTCTTCAGCATAAGGAACACACATCTCTTCTAATGCAGTGATGGTGTCTACAGCTACATAATCATAAGGATAGCCAGCATCTTTAATTGCTTTACCAATAGCTTTGATATCTTCTATTGTTTTAGCTTTAAGCTTAATAGCATCCACATAATCAGAACCTTCTTCTAAATCTAGAATTAAACAATTTTCAAGTTGAGACAACAAGGTTGTTTTTCCAACTTTAGGTTTACTAAAAATGATAAGGTTTTTAGGACTCTTGGTCGTTGCACCAACTTTAGTTAGTGGTAATTTGATTTCACTCATTGCGTTTTGATAAGTTCATTTAACCATTTCTTAGTACTTACTGGCTTTTTCCATAGTATGGCAGCCAAATCTCTAATACTCAATTGATCAAATGAGGCATCCGTGTCAGGATTCATTATCTCATCAAAATCAAGTTTAAGTGGAGTAGCAGGAGACTTACCAGCTGTTTTTACTTCAGCTTTTGGCTCTAGATCCACATTAACTTTAACAAGTTCTGCAGCAGGAATTAAATATCTTACTTGACCATTAGCCATAGGCTCGGTAGTATCATATTCTTCTTCCCAATGCGGGTTAAAACGCCACATCCATAAGGTGCGGTTTGTGTCTTCAGGGACAATGTCTTTACTCACAAATTCTGTGTAAACATCTTGACCCTTACCTAATTCACCAATGAACATGCTAAAATGCATCTCATCTTTACCTGCAGGTCTGTAGACCAACTTAGGGATGAATAGTGCTTCTTGATTACCTAGAGCATCAAATACTGGCTGATGATACTTTCTAAGCTCTTGAATTTTTTCCCGAGGACTTTGCTCAGGTTTTTGAATTGTACTTAGTGACATAACTTAATTAATTAAACTTTATTCTTTTTTCTTGTTGCGGAGGTGTAGGCATCTCCGTAATTTTCATACGCTCAAACTCAGCTTTGAAAAAACTTAATCTACTATCGCCGTTTCTACACTTAAGAAAATGAAGGACCAGTACTTTATCATCTTCAATAATGTATCTATCGGGACCATAGATGCGTATTTTTTGTTTGCCGGGTCTATTAATGCCGATGAGCGTATCGGCATGCTGCAATAATGCATCAGCACCAAATAAATCAGACTCTAGTATATAGTTACCGTACTTCCCTTCTTCTGCCCTGTCAGGGTTGTCTATATTCCTATTCAATTGGCTTAATATGATAAACGCTATTGGGTATTTACGTTTAACTTCAGTAAGCGCTTCTCCTAGATTATATAGGGTCTCATACTTGTCCTTTTCAAAAGGCGCCTTCTTTAATAAAAGCGAGTGATCAAGTGTCACGATTGTTTTCTTAAAGTTTACTTCTCCATCTTCAGTAGTCTCAGCATGGTACTCCATGTATTCGCGGATTGTCTCCTTGAATTCATTTACAGTACATGGTGTTTCTACTACATCAATAGGATACAATACTCTTTCTTTAGCATGATCGTAGCATATTTTCAAATCGCTTTCAGTTAGTGTACCATCTGCGCTACAGAGATACTTATAGGGTTTACCTAACACGCTTGAATATTCTCTAATTGCACTTGTTCGGGCCATCATTTCAAATTGAAATTCAAGTACCCGAAAAGATTCACCAGGATTTAATATAAAGGCTTCCCTTACAATTTGATCCTTAATTAGAGTTTTCCCGCTTGCTGGTCTACCACCTATAACAGTTGTTGAATTCCACTCAATGCCATCGGTAGTGGCATCATTAAACTTAGACCAAGGTGTCTTCAGGCTTTTAATCAAGCCTTCTTTTCTACCTTTGATGTAATTTAATGAGTCAAGGAATCCTTCACGCTGGCTTGTCCAGAGTTGTTTTGTTTTTGCCGTCATATGTTATAGGATAAAAAACCCCAAGATTACTCCTGAGGTATTGCTAACTTGCGCTGAACAAATGTATATAATGGATTCAACAAAAGCAAGAGAATTTCAATAAATAAATACTGAAATAAACTTATATCTATAATGAACATATCCGTTATAAACCACACAAGTACTGAAAATAAACAACTTAAAAGCAAATTTGTAATTTTCTCCGGTGTAAATCTTTCTCTCATACTACTTTTTCACTAAAATGTGGAGTGTTGTCTTCTTCATCTCCGTTAATAATAATCTCACAATAATTTGCTAACTCAGAATCCCATGATCTATCTGTATTCTGCTTGCGAATAAAGTATTGAGAATTTCTCATATACATAAAGTTAGTTTTTTCATAAGTCTCTATGTAATAAAGAGTTGCCTGTAATATTACATCCCACTCATAGTCATAGTTCTTACGAAACCACTTAAATGCATCATCAATATTCTTCTTGTTTACTCTAGCAGGTTTACCACTTGGAAGTTTGCCCTTAGGGAAAATACATAAGTACTTATCTATGTTAGATACTTCATCAATAGGCACCGAGTCATCTTTAGGACCCGCTACATAATCTAATAGAGCATTACCAGTTTCAGTAATGTTACCTTCAGCATCTACATATGCTAACTTCTTAAGTGTTCTAACACCTAAAAACATAGCAATAACAGTAGGCTTTATCTTTTCTCTAATAGACCAAAGCATATAAAATGCATCAGGTGAAATACCTTTAGCTTCTAACTTCTCAAATAGCTGTCTCATAATTCATCAATAGACTCTAAAGATACGAATGATTTTGTATAATTCCTCTCTTGCATCTTAGCCATAAGGTTACTCCATATAGGCAATACACTTTTGTCCTTGATTTCCAATGCAGTACGAGCTTTCTTTGTACCATGTAGCATAGTAGCGTGATGTGTAACCTTCTCACCATGTCTTTGA